ATACAGTGGTAGCATTAGCACCACTTGCACCGGTAGAACCATTTGCGCCTTGTGCACCCTGTGCTCCTGCAGGCCCTGTAGAACCTGAAAATCCAGAAGCACCTCTAAGCGCGTTGTATACAAATGTATTGCTCATATTTCATTAGCAATAATATTTATATACATTATATAATAAACCAGTTATTACTTGCGCTGTATACTAATGTTACTGCTTCGTAGTTATAATTTAATACGTAAGTGGCTTGACCGTCGATTGTAACACCTGCACCGGATAGTGTAATGTTATTTGTCTTAGCTGCACCAGATTCGTCTTTAATTGTTACGAATAAGCCTGTTGAAGGTAGAGCTGGCAAGTAAATTGTAGCAGCACCGGCAACGTTAACACCAATGTATTCATCTGTTGATTGTACTACATAAGGTGTAGTGCTTACTACTCTTGCACCTTGTACGTTTGGATATACAATTTGAGAGTTGTCAGAGTTTAAATAACCTCTTTCATTGACTACTACAGCTGTTGTAGATGTAATAGCTCTCATAATTGGTTTCGATACCGTACCGAAAGCACTTGGAGGTGTTGAAGTAACTGCACCAGCTACCGTAGGTGATAGGAAGTAACATTCACCTGGTGTTAAGCTTTGTAGGCCTGTAATTAAGCCCATATATATGATTTGGAACGCAGCAGCTGAAGCTGATTGAACAACGCCTGTTGCTTCTGCGTCAGTTACGTTATCAGCTATTGCTAAGAACCAACCACTTGAACCGTTATCAAGACGTACTACTTGACCAGCGCTAAAGCTGTTTGTGTATGTAATGACCTGGCTTGAAATATTTGTTGTAGCACCAGATGTACCAGAGAAACCTGTATAACCTGAAATACCACTGAAACCGCTAATACCAGTAAAGCCTGAGTAACCAGAAATACCTGTAAAGCCGCTATAACCTGAAATACCAGTGAAACCAGAGATACCTGTATAACCTGATATACCAGTAAAGCCTGAGTAACCACTAATACCAGTGAAACCAGATATACCAGTATAACCACTAATACCAGAGAAGCCGGTGTAACCACTAATACCGCTCCAGCCTGAAATACCGCTGAAACCGCTTATACCAGTGAAACCAGAAATACCTGTATAACCCGAAATACCAGTGAAACCAGATATACCAGTATAACCACTAATACCAGAGAAGCCGCTATAACCAGATATACCGGTAAAGCCTGAGAAACCAGTGTAACCGCTAATACCTGTAAAACCAGATATACCAGTGTAGCCTGAGTAACCACTAATACCAGTGAAACCGGATATACCAGTATAGCCAGAATAGCCTGACCAACCACTAATACCTGTGAAACCAGAAATACCACTGAAGCCACTATAACCAGATATACCAGTGAAACCAGAAATACCGCTAAAGCCGCTATAACCCGATATACCAGTGAAACCACTTATACCTGTAAAGCCACTATAGCCTGAAATACCGCTAAAGCCGCTATAACCCGATATACCAGTGAAACCACTAATACCGGTGTAACCACTAATACCTGTAAAGCCTGAATAACCGCTAATACCAGTATAACCACTTATACCTGTAAAGCCTGAGTAACCTGAAATACCAGTGAAACCAGAGATACCTGTATAACCTGAAATACCTGTATAACCGCTATAACCGCTAATACCGGTGAAACCGCTAATACCACTAAAGCCGGAATAACCGCTTATACCAGTGAAACCAGAAATACCGGAATAACCAGAGGCACCGTAACCAGAATAACCAGATGTACCACTAACACCTTGACCGATTGGAGTACGTAAAGCGGAATATACTGAACTACCGTTATATTGGAAAGCAGCAGTAAGTGTTGTTGTACTTGTTGTGTAAGCTGCAACTTGTAATAAGATACGATCTGTTGCAGAAAGCTTTGTAATCGTGCTTGTAACGTAACCTAATTTTTGAAGAGTTGAAACTGTATCTGTGACAGGGCCTGAATCAGCACTTAAAATGAATGCGCTAGTAGCGCTCGTAGCCATTGAGTAGCTGTATACGCTAATAACAAAGTTTGCAGCGCTAGCAGAAACGTTGCGATAGAAATCGAATTCCCACAAACCGGCTGGAATTTCAACTAGGCCTGGTTCACCGATTGGTGTTAAGTACCAACCGAAAGCACTTGGACTGCCTGGACCTGCTGTAGTAGAATTAAGAGCTAGTTGGTCGTCATTAACTGTCGTACCACCACCGCCTGGTACTAACGACATTACTTCAAATACTGTTGGGTTTTGATCACTTGTTACTTCTTGTAGGTAGTACGTTCTACCGTAAATGGATGCACCAGTAGGACCAGATACACCAGAGTAACCTGTATAACCTGAAATACCAGAGAAACCACTAATACCTGTAAAACCAGATATACCAGTAAAGCCGGAATAACCGCTAATACCAGTAAAGCCTGAGAAACCTGTATAACCCGAAATACCTGTAAAGCCGGAATAACCTGATATACCAGTATAACCACTTATACCTGTATAACCGCTAATACCTGTAAAGCCAGAGTAACCAGAAATACCTGTGAAACCGCTTATACCGGTAAAGCCTGAATAACCACTAATACCTGTAAAACCTGAAATACCAGTGAAGCCGGAGTAACCTGAAATACCGGTAAAACCACTGATACCAGTATAACCTGAAATACCTGTAAAGCCTGAATAACCGCTTATACCAGTAAAGCCGCTAAAGCCTGAAATACCACTAAAGCCGCTATAACCAGAAATACCTGTAAAACCAGATATACCAGTAAAACCTGAAATACCGGTGAAACCTGAAATACCGCTAAAGCCGGAATAACCAGAAATACCACTAAAGCCGGAATAACCAGATATACCTGTAAAGCCACTAAAACCGCTTATACCGGTATAACCTGAAATACCTGACCAACCACTAATACCAGTGAAACCTGAAATACCTGTGTAACCAGAAATACCTGTGAAACCGCTATAACCTGTAAAGCCGGAATAACCACTTATACCGCTAAAACCAGAATAACCTGAAATACCAGATGTACCAGAGTAACCAGAAATACCTGTAAAGCCGCTAAAACCACTGATACCTGTAAAACCTGAAATACCAGTGTAACCAGAAATACCTGTAAAGCCGGAGTAGCCAGAAATACCACTGAAGCCACTATAACCACTAATACCTGTAAAACCTGAAATACCAGTGTAACCGCTAATACCTGTATAACCACTTATACCAGAGGCACCGGTAAAGCCTGAATAGCCGGATATACCGGTTGCGCCAGAATAACCTGATATACCGGACGCACCGGAAAACCCGACGCCGCTATAACCAGAAAAACCTGATTGACCTCTTATTGCTTGGTAGACGAAGGAATTTGCCATAGTAGTATTTCTTTATTGTTAATATTTATATTTCTTTACGCATTTTTGAGTGTGTTATTAAACTAAATTCCACACACCATTAATGTATATTACTGAAACCGTTTCAAACGGAGATGTAATTTGATCAAAAGTAGCACCGTCAATTAAATCCGGCGGGGTAGCGGATATTGTTATCGCAAACGTTGTATTATTAGCGTATCCAAGCATATCTTTAATTGTAAACGTCTTGCCTGGAGTACCGACTGGCAATACAACTGTTGAAGTACCACTATACCTTACACCAATAAAGTAATCTTGTGCAGAGGCAGCATAATAATTGTTTGTTATTTGAACTGCTGGCACTGTTGAGTTTAGAGCAGAATCGCTCGTGTTTAATATACCTCGTTCATTAACAACCACACCAACGTTTGAAGTAATGGCACGCATTACTGGTTTGGATACTGTTCCAAACGCACTTGGAGAATATGTCGCTAAGGCACCTGCAACAACTTCACTTAAGAAATAACATTCGCCTGGATTTAATGTAACGGTATTATCAAATGTAATTAAACCATTATATACTACGTAAAAGTTGTAAGGTGTAGCAGATTGTACAATACCGGTTGCTTCGGCATTAACAACATTATTAGCCTGAGCTAAGAACCAGCCGCTTGAACCATTATCAAGTCTTACTACCTGGCCAGCACTAAAAGTATTGCTATATGTTATTAGTTGACTGGAAATATTAACAGGTGAACCACTATAACCGCTAAAGCCAGAATAGCCTGACCAACCAGATTCACCGGAATAACCTACAGCACCGCTAAAGCCAGAATAGCCTGACCAACCGCTTATACCGCTGTAGCCATCTAAACCGCTATAACCAGAAATACCGGAAGCACCTGAAAAACCGCTATAGCCAGAATAACCTGTTATACCGCTAAAACCAGAAGTGCCTGAGGTACCACTAAAACCAGAGGTACCGGAGTCGCCTTTTACTTGGCCAACATTAGTCCAAACACCGCCTGCATATACCCATAAATCACCAGATGTTTCATCGATAACCCCGTTACCGTCAACTGCTAAAGGGAAAGCTGCACTTAATGTTACTTGTGGGTCGTTAGGCGGGTTAACATATGCATTAGGTACTGTACCAATAATAGTAACTGAGGAACCATTAACACCTGAATAACCAGATATACCTACGTCGCCTTGTGCACCTTGCGCGCCGACATCTCCCTGTGCGCCTTGAGCGCCCTGGAAGCCTTGATCTCCTTGCGCACCTTGTGGACCAATGTCACCTTGGAAGCCTTGTGGACCAAAATCTCCCTGAGCGCCTTGTGGTCCGAAATCGCCTTGTGCACCTTGATAACCTTGAAAACCTTGAGGTCCTGTGTCACCTTGCGCGCCTTGAGGTCCTACATCGCCTTGGGAACCTTGTGCACCTCGTGGACCGAAACCTGAATAACCAGATACACCGGAACCACTAAAACCACTATAACCAGATGTACCTGTAAAACCGCTATAACCAGAAATACCAGAATCTCCACTAAAGCCTGAAATGCCGCTAAAGCCGGAATAACCTGACTCACCGGAATAACCGCTTATACCAGAATAACCACTATAGCCGGAAATGCCACTATTGCCAGACCAGCCCGATATACCAGAATAACCAGATACACCAGTATAACCGCTTATACCTGAAAAACCAGATATACCACTATAACCAGAGTAACCAGAAATACCTGAATAACCGCTAGCGCCTGTATAACCGCTTATACCAGTATAACCGCTGTAGCCTGAAATACCAGACCAGCCAGATTCACCACTAAAGCCTGAATAACCGCTTAAACCAGAATAACCTGATATACCACTAAAGCCAGAGTAGCCCGATGTACCAGTAAAACCTGAATAGCCCGAAATACCGCTAAAGCCTGATATACCACTTGCACCACTGTAACCCGAGATACCAGAAAAACCGCTATAACCAGAAATACCTGTAAAGCCTGATACACCGCTAAAGCCAGAATAGCCCGATGTACCAGTAAAGCCTGAATAACCGCTTATACCTGTATAACCACTAATACCAGAGAAACCTGAAATACCGGTATAGCCGCTTATGCCGCTAGCACCGGAATAGCCTGAAGTACCTTGTGCACCAGACCAACCAGAGGTACCAGAGTCACCTTTTATTTGACCAACATCAGTCCAAGTTGTGCCGCTATATACCCATAAATTACCAGTAGTTTCGTCTATAACACCATTACCAGCTACTGCACCAGGAAATGCTGCATTTAAAGTAGCTTGTGGGTTACCGCCAACAGTTGGTACCGTACCAATAATAGTAACTGAAGTACCGTTTTTACCAGAGTAACCTGATGTACCTACATAACCACTATAACCAGAAATACCTGTAAAACCACTTATACCACTAAAACCAGATATACCGGTGTAGCCTGAAATACCACTAAAGCCGCTATAACCTGAAATACCAGTATAACCACTTATACCGCTGAAACCAGATATACCTGTATAACCGCTAATGCCTGTAAAGCCTGAGTAACCAGATGTACCAGAATAACCTGATATACCAGTATAACCAGATGTACCCGTAAAGCCTGAATAACCGCTTATACCAGTAAAACCGCTAATGCCACTAAAACCAGATATACCACTAAAGCCAGAGTAACCAGAAATACCACTAAAGCCAGATATACCACTATAGCCGGTGTAACCACTAATACCGGTGTAACCGCTCGCACCAGAGTAACCGCTAATACCAGTGAAGCCGGAATAACCACTAAAGCCTGAATAACCTGAAGTACCTGTAAAACCACTATAACCGGAAATACCAGAATCTCCACTAAAGCCGCTAATACCTGAGAAACCAGAATAGCTACTATAACCGGAATAACCACTTATACCGCTAAAACCAGAAGCACCGGAATAGCCAGATACACCAGAACCACTAAAACCGGAATAACCTGAAATACCGCTATAACCTATATAACCAGAGTAACCACTAAAACCTGTGAAACCGCTAATACCAGAATAACCAATTGGACCGCTATAACCTGAAATACCAGAGAAACCAGAATAACCAGAAGTACCTATACCACTGAAACCAGAATAACCTGAAGTACCAGAAGCACCGTCTTTACCAAAAGGTAGGTTAGTTACTATTCTACTATAGTGCTCGGTACCGAGATAATAATATGCAACGTTTACACCACCACCAGCATTCGGATCAGACATATCAGTTGTCTGAGCATAAATGTCAATCTTAATTCTATCGTTAACATCTAATGGTATAGGTTCACTAATATAATACTGTGTTCTACTAAACAGTATTTGTGCACCATAGGTTCTAGTTAATGGATCGCTAGTTACCGAAAATAATTGAGTAGCTGTAACATTATCAGCAGACAATTTGCTTACTACATATGTTAAATATGTATTTGCTGAAGCGCCTGGACCATAACAGCTATAATACGAATCAAAGTACCAACTACCTGAGTCAATTAATGACCTACCAGGAAAACCAGAAAGGGTAATTGTTTTGGTAATTGGTACTGGGTTTAATGGCTGATTAAAAAACCCTGAATCGTCTTCTGTTTCGTCTCCTATTTCTCCAGTAGGTTCAGAAAGTACTACATAACCAGGAAATTCAGAAGGTATATTAGTAGGGTAAAGAACTAAACCGATAACCGATTGACCAGAATAACCAGACTCCCCACTATAACCAGATAAACCAGAATCCCCACTAAAACCGCTTATACCTGACGCGCCAGATGTACCGCTAAAACCAGAATAACCAGAAATACCTGTATCGCCGGAATAACCACTAATGCCGCTAAAACCAGATTGACCATCAATACCAGAATAACCAGAATAACCTGAAGCAGCTGCAATACCAGGTAAACCAGAGTAACCAGACATACCGGTTGCACCACTATAACCAGATTGTCCTTGAGGGCCTACATCACCTTGCGCACCTTGAGGTCCTTGAGCGGATACAGCAGAAACTGCAACTGAATACGTAGAAAATGTACCGTCTGGGTTTTGTTGTTCAAGAAACAGCAGATCCTGAGGAAGTATCACGCCTGCTGCTGACAGCTCGTGTGGATAGACTATTGACGGGTAACTAGTATCAGCCATATTCTATTACTTAGTTGTTAGGGCTGCGAAGTCCGAAATAACCTAGATTTACTCCATTAGTTTCTGCAGCTAGTGCACTAGCGGTAGGTGTATGCATACCACCACCAGCATATAGATTTACTAAAGTTATATTGCTATCGTAAGCACCATATACTCCTGTGTCTGGGTTACCGGTTACCCCGCTGTAACCGCTATAACTTAAATATCCAGATAATGGTGCGTTATGATTAGCTGTATAATCGTAAACATTATTTCTAGTGTATTTGTCAACGTTCTGAAAATAATTCTTTTCGTTTCTATTTTCAATAACTCTAGCATTATTATTACCATTAATTGTAGCAGCAAGAGGTACTGGGCCGGCAACTTTATTGTCGAATACTTGTTGGCTGAGATTTTCTCTAGGAGATTGTGGTTCGTAGGTATAATCAAAGCGCTTACCTCTTACCATCCATATATAATGACCGAGTAATTGATTGTTTTGCCCTGAACCAGATTGATCTACACGTTCTGTTATTTCATATATCTGTCCAGATCTACCGTTTGGACGGGTAGTACCATATTCATATAACTCTATAAGATCACCTGCTTTAGGTTCAAATGTATATCTACTTGCAACTGAACTTAATGCAGAACTTGACATAGTACTTGTAAATGTTTTAATAGCAACAATAGCTGTAAGATCTGCTGTACCTTGTATACCGAATTTACTTAATATAATACTGTCATTATTAAGAGTTACTGCCATTACAATTGGTATGGGTGGTAAATACCCAGCTAAAGGCTGTTCACCATAGAAAAAGTCGTGACCGGAAAGAGTGTATTGATTAACGTAATAATTTACGTTCATTCCGTATTGGTTTATTTGTTCAGCCCACCAATTATTAAATAGTTGGATTTGACTAGCATTATTTGTAACATCTAAATAACGTATTGGTCCGATCGCGCACTCATAACCCCCGGGTACGTTTGTACCAACTGGATATGCTGTTCCTGGTGCAATATATGGACCGGTATCTACACAATACTGAGCTATTGACATAAAAATATTTACAATATCTATAGAATTAATCAGCATTATACTAAATAATATTACAATGAGTAAGATAAAGAGTTTATCCGAGTTGGGTGATTTGTATGGCACGATTCAAGAATCTGCTGTCAACCAGCCTGCAATTGATATGGGCAATAATATGCCTGATATCCTTTTAACAGATGCTACACAATATGTACCAGCTGGAAAAGCCCCTAAAACAGGTTCTGCTTTCGGTAAAGAAGACGGTATTGAAGAAGTAGCTAAAGGCACGGGTCCAGAAGCTGCGGATAACTTTGATAAGAAACTTGCTAAAGAAGCTGATCTTACAAAAGCTGGTGAAGCTACAAAGGGTGTAGCTAAAGAAACTAAAAAGGAAACTAAAGAAAAGAGGGAAGCTCTTCCTGATAAAGAAGAAAAAGTAGAAGAGACTGTAGATTCTGCTTCGAAAACTCCTAAATATAAGAAACAACAATTTATTATGCCTAAATCAAAATTCCAACAATTGTATGAGGACGCAATGCAAAAAGGTCCTTTCGTTAAAGAAGAAGAAGAAATGGCTCCTATCGCCCCTGCAGCAGATGATACTAGTGCAGAGATCGATGCTGAACCAACTGGTACAGAAGAGAAGCCTTTGACCCACGAAGAGATTATCGAAATGCTTGAAAAAGCACTAGAAGCTCTTAAGAAGCACGCTGGTTATGAAGATACCCACGGTGGTAAAGACATCAGCGCTGGTGGAGAAGAAGAAACAGCTCATATGGAAGACTCTTCCGAAGAAGAAGAGGAAGAAGAAGAATCAGCAATGGAAGAAGCTGTTGATGCTGAAGATCTAGGTCACCCACTTGAAGGTGCTAAATCAGAAGAGCTCAAAGATGGTCACAAGATTCATAAAGTCGGTGGTTCAGGTGTAACTAAAGTTAAAGGCGCTGCTTCAGAGCAGGGCGCTAACTTTAAGAACGAGCCAGCTCCTAAGAAAGAAAAAGAATCAGCTCATCTTAAAGACGGACATAAACTTCACACAGTCGGTAGCTTAAAGCCAACTAAGGGTGAAGAAAATATGTTCACACAATAAGTTTTTAGGCATAACTTAATTCGGAGTTAAATTCTCCTAAAACCCGCTGCAAAGCGGGTTTTTTTATCTTAGAAACCTGTTACCTAAGATACTTGGTACGGTTGTACCAGGATAACGCCATCCCTGTTCGTGTAATTCATCTAGGTCAGAGTTAACCTGATCATTTGGTTTATTACCAATAAAGACAGGATTGTACGGTACTATGTTTTCTTCTTTTTCTGTACCAAACTTTCTATACATTTCAGATGGCTTTGGAAAACTCACTACAAAAGGGTCCCAGTTGTTAGGTAACATTTTTAACGGTCTACCATTAGCATCTTGCTGAGTTACTTCATAGAATTGTTCTACTACTTTAGGTTCTAATATAAACATTGCCCATATAAGAGCTTCTACTCTATCGTCCAAATACTTATCTGATTGTTTCTTCCACACCCCGTTATCTTGACGTATGTATGTTTTAAATTCGTTTATAGTTTCCTTATCGTATAGTTTAACGCAGCGCAATACGTTCATCCAATAACGAAAATTGGACATTGAATTAAACTTACTATTAGTATGAGCGTAAACACCTAAGCGATTATCCTTTTCAGCTTTTTCAGTGAACGAACCCATACTTGGAGTATACTTTACTATATTAGGATATTGATGAGTATTAACTAAAGCATCTATAACAGATGCACCGCAATTATTGCGTTCAATTAGCAACGGTGGGTTACCCCATTGACCGGCTATTTCTAATAATTTCCCAGCAAAATTAAACGGGTCTAGTTTATTATTAGCATATGTAGCGACCTGTTCTATGTTAGTTAAATCTGTTACATCTACTACCTGTATAACAGAGTTAGCTCTACCAATACCTTCTCCAACGTCAACACCTATACTATAGAAGTGTCCGTCGATATGATCTTTGTATATTTTAAATGTATTTTCATCATCTACAAACACAGGTTCCGGTGCATTAGCAGCGAGTTCATCTAACTGGTCTTTATCGAATATGTTTTCACCAGCCGCTCTAAACTCATTACCATATTCTTGATTAAAAGCTTCCACAGAACCTAGCGCTCTTGCAGTCATTTCTTTCCATTGTTCATCTCTACCAGGTACCTCCCACCAGTCTACTCTTTCACTATGCCAGCCGTTTTTATTTGCAACTGCATCTGTGTATGTGTTAAAAAATAAATTGCCTACACCGTTAGGGGTAGATAGCATAAAAATTTTTGATTTTTTAGAAGACGAAATAACAGGAAATACCGATTCCCAAAAGTCGTCCATAAACTCTGGTGGAATAAAGGCGGCTTCGTCTATGAGTAGACAATTAATAGACTCACCTCTGGCAGCATCAGATGTCGTAGTACTAATACCAATTGAACTACCATTAGCTAGTACTAAGCCTGTTTTAGCATATTCTATTACACCAGGCTTCATATAATTGGGTAACATTTCATATGCTAAACGAATACGTTTAAATATATTAATAGCAGTGCCTTCTTTATTAGCAATTAATAGTACTCGAAAATCGTCTTGGAAGCAAACCATCCACAAAGCAAATATAGTTAAAATGGTAGTTTTACCAATTTGACGGCTTGCTAACACAACGTTAAATCTATTTTCTACTAGGGCTTTTAATATACGTTTTTGGTAAGGGTAAAGTTTAATTGGTTGTTTGCCTTCGTCTAGATTAACAATATAAAAGAAACGAGAGAAGTGTAATATAGATTTGCGAGCTCTTTCTAGATCTTCCACCATTTCTGGTGTCCAGTTAAATTGTGTTTCTGGAACAGGTAAGTTCTTATTACCTAAGTAGAACGTTGTCTGATCTTTTTTTGCCCGTGGCATACTAATAC